GACACGTTCAGGTCGTTGCTTTCCTTCCATCCCATCCGCCTTGCCGCCCAGAGGCTGCAAGCCCAGCTCTCGCCCTTCTTGGCCGCCTCGAATATCTTGCCGCCCACGACCGTGTTGGCGGTGCTGGCGCCGTAGTCCAGCTCGTCCTTGTAATGATTGTGGAGAGTGTCGAGCCCGATCTTCAGCACGCCAGCGATTTGCGCGTGCGGAATGCCGATGGCGGTCATCAGCTTGATCTGGTCTGCCTTGTCCTTGTGCGGGTGCTCTTGCCCCTTCTTAGGCCGGGACATGGGCAAACCTCTTTTTCAATAGTTGATTGCCGGCGAATGGCTTGTAGTTCACGCTATGCTGCCAGCGGCCCCACTTGCGCGTGATCTTGGTCACATCCGGGTGCTGGCGATAAAGATGCTTTGCCATTTCCAGCCGCCCATCAAAGGCGGCATCCTGCTTATAGAGCTCGTCTGTGTTTCCGCCGCGCATTGTCATGGTCGCCATCTTGTCGCACAGGAATTTGTAAAAGAGAACTGTGCAGTATCCATCCTTGAGGATGCGCAGGCTTAGGTCCGTATCTTCGTTGTATCGGCCCCGCCAGCGATGGCTGATTGAGTTCGATAGAAGGATGCAGGAATATACCCGCGTGTTGAGAAGAAAAGGCTTGGTGATCGCCCGCGTTGTCTCAGTCACCGCGAACATGTTGTATTGCAACCCAGCCATAGGAACGTTGATGTATTGATCCACGAAATTCTCTGCTTCGCAGAAGATCGCCGGATCGCTCACGCGCTCGCGCGAATTCTTTTCCCAGCGCCGGAAGCCAGCGATATTATCATCAAGGATCCAGTGCCTGGCATGACCCTCGTCGATCGAGTGCTGCCAGACCCAGTTGCGGGCGGGGATGCTGCCTTGCCCCAGATTGGAAAATGGAAGCACGAGGATTTTGGCGGGATCGATGACTGCTGCGTAACTTTCGAATTCCTGCGGCTCGATCACAATCCGATAGGGACAAGCGAGAAGCTCCAAAGCCTTCGAGGTCGGCCGCGCCTCCCAACGGCCTTTAGAAATAACATAGACCGGATAGCGTGGGGCTATTCCTGCGGGAACCATATGGACTTTGTCTTGTCTGTGATTGAGCAGCCAAGCCGGCGCGCGAATTCATCAGCCTGAAATGCGCTCTTGAAGTGAACGTGTATTGTGCGCTCTGCCAGCGGCTCGTTGCCGGTGCCATCCATCTCGGCGAGCGCATCTGCAATAGCGAAGCCATCCATCAGCATCATATCGACGAAAGCTCCATCAAAGCCCATCAGCCCGACATCGAACCCGCCTACAGACAACTCGCTGATCTCAACCTTCAGCAAGTCCATGTCCCAGCCCGCATTTGCCGCGAGCTGGTTATCCGCCAGGACATAGGCCCGCTTCTGCGCGTCGGTCCAACCGGAAGCCACGATGCACGGCACGTCCTCAATCTTCAGCTTACGCGCCGCCATCACGCGACCGTGGCCGGCAATGATCCCGCCCGCTTCATCGATCAACACCGGGTTCGTCCAACCCCACTCGCGAATGCTGGCCGCTATTTGCGCCACCTGCGCTTCTGAGTGCGTTCTGGCGTTCCGGGCGTATGGGATCAGGCTGGCCACCGAACGCCTCTCAGGGGCGTCGCTGGGCCACTTCGCGCGCGTTGTTGTTATGGTTTCGCCATCATTTGATGCTTTTCGCGCCATCAATCAACGCTTCGACTTCTCGCCAGAACACTTCCACCGCTTGCGGCTCAGGTTCAGCGGGCTGTTAGGATCAGCGGCAGCTTTCGGGCTGGCTCGCTTCTGCGCTGCCGATCGTGCGCAGTATGCGTCACCCTTGGCAGTTCCCGGCTTGACGCGGGGCCCGCCGCCCTTGGCTTCGCCAGCTTGGCCGTAGGAGACCTTGCGGTTACCGACAACCTTCACGCGGGCCTTACCGGGCGCAGGGCTGGCCATCACTTGCCCTTCTTCATCGGCTTTACCGTCTTCGCAGACTGCCGAAACGCCGCGGCTGTCGGTGCGCCTTTGCTGCCGGGCTTGCGCATCTTCTCGCCAGACCCGGCGGCAATGCGGGCCTTCTTGGCGTTGATGTTAGAATACAAACCGGGCTTAGCCATCAAGAAAAACCTCTATCGGGTCCGGGATATCGGCGTTGTGGTACTCGTGTCCTATCCATAGTTCCAGCACAACGCGAGCGGGATTGTCAAGCAGGATAGCGTTTGCTTGCGGCCAAGTCCGCGTGGGGCGGAACTCTTTGCGGAAAGCCGAACTCCACATCTCGGCGATAGCCTGGCATGCGGTCTGCTCAATCAGGCGCTGGGCCTTGCGCCTGCGCATGTCGGAGACGTCCAGCTCTTTCACGTCCTCGATGACGCGCGCCACGATGGCATCCACGAAAGCATCGTCGATGATGTGGGGATAAAACAATCTCGGAATTATAGATGCGTGCATGGGAAGGACCCGCCAAAGCTGGAACCGGGGGGCGGTGGCTTTGGCGGGTGGACCCCTCGTCTCGGGGGGGAGACACGGAAAATCTACCTAACCCGCCGCGGGTGTCAATCAGCCATGCTGGCTATCACCACGCCCCACCGTCAACGCCGTTGGTGATCGTGGCCTCGACGACAGAAGCGGGGCGGCTCACATCGATGTCCGCTGGCGTCGGCGGCTCGGCGCGGGCAGCCTGAAGCGCCACGTCAGCGGCGTGCAAGCGTGCCTGGGCATCTGATAGATTTACTGTGGCTTGGCCCATCCGGGTGTCTGCCAGGATCTGGTCCACGCGGGCATCGTCGCGGGCGCCGAACGCTCGGCGGACTGCGGCGCTGGCTTCACGGAATTCTGCGACGGCTTCGGCTTCGTTCATTGGGTGGTCTCCTCTCGTGTTAGGCGAGCTTTGTGCATCAGACGCAAAACGTGGTCAACCCTCTCCGGGTTCATAAACGCGTTCTTGCACGCGGACTACAATCATCTCGCCCGGGCGATCGAAGCGGGACAGGTCGCCAAGTTCCGCCTCGGCTGCTTTGCGGTCAAACGTCCTGCGGTTCTGCTTCGTCACGAAGGCGACTGCCATGACGCCCACGGCGTCCATCTCGCCGGAAACTATCCCGTCTCGCAGGATAGCCTCGCGCGCTTGCAGCGCCTTGATCTGGTCTCGGACTGACTTGAGTTCGTCGGCTGGTTTCAGGTTAGTGGTCATCGTTTTCGCTCCATCAATTAAAGAAAGAATTTTCCTTCCTGTTGTGTTGCCCCGGACCGGGTGTTGCTTCGGACCCCCCTATAGGGGTCCCCGAAAGTAGCAACACACCTCCCGGCTTCCGCAAAACAAAAGCAACACGAGGCAACACCTAGCAACACCCCCCCTTAAGTTATTGAAAACATTAGACATGGGTGTTGCCTTCCGCTTCCAACACGTACCAAAGCTTGGCACCTTCAGCCTCTTTAGCATAAACGTGCTTGGAAACAGCCAGATCGGCAAGAATAAGCTGCACAGTTGGCCTTTTAAGGCCAGTTTCTTCCACTAGCTCTTTCACGAATTTAGGCCCCTCTGCCAGCAGCGTGAGGACCAGCCGGGCTGATTTGGAGTGTGGCTTACTGGCCGCCTTGCCGTCTTTAGCCCTCTCCGGATCCTCTCTCAGGACGGGCAGCAGGGACGACATGAGCAGCCCGGTTTCGGGGTGCGTTACCTCGACCTTGACGAGCTCGACGGTCATGGGTTTCGGCTCGTCAGAATGGCGTGCGGCGGTGCATTCAATCCGGCATATCTGGGTGCCTTCGGTGCGGGTGATCCTGAACTCATTGTCCACGGCCCCCAGCAGGGCTGAGGAGCCGCGTGCGCCCTTCTCCGCGTCCTTGCCCGAGTGGTGAACGATCGCGATATGGGCGCGCGTGTGAGCGCGCAGCGTATCAACCGCCTGGACGAAGCGTGTCATGTCCTGCGAGGAGTTTTCGTCCCCCGGCCCGAAATGACGGTTTAGGGTATCTATCACAACCAGCCCCGGCCTGACCGGCAGGCTGTCGATCGCTGCAAGCGCATTTGCGAGGCCTTCCGGGGTGCTCAATGGCACGCCCACGGGGATGGTCCAGAACCGCGCCTGGCGGCCTTCGGATCGCTTCGCGAGCCAGACGTGGACGCGATACTTGAAGGTGCCCATGCCTTCCCCGAGGAGATACAGAACCGGCTGCTGGATGACGGCATTGCCGCGCCATTCGACGCCGCAAGCGACACTCAAAGCCATGTCCAGCACGTTAAAGGTCTTGAACGTCTTGGCTGGGCCATACCAGACCGACGCCCCGTCATCGATCACCCAGCCGTCAATGATCCACGTGGGGTCAGGAACGGACAGCAGTCCGGGGATGTCGAGAATGGGCAGGCGGGGGCGTACAGGCTCCGTGGGAGCCGCAAGGAAGCCCGCGACGTCAAAGCCTTCGGCAACGGCGTCGGCGGCGTCCCAGCCTTCTGGCTTGCCCGCTGGCGGGGTTATCCGCCTGACCAGACAGCCAAGGGCAGCGAGTGGTCCGGCGAGCTTGTCCATCAACAGAGCACCGGGCGCGTCAAAGTCGGGCCAC